CTTTGGTTGGTCCGTATTTTTTAATCCATTGTACTAATCCAATACGTATATCAATGTTATCTCTTTCAGCTATATATCTTAACCAAAGATCCAATGCCTCTATTTGTGCAGGTGAATAATTGTGCCAATCAATATAACCTTTAAAAGGTTCTTTTAATTTACATATTTGTTCTTCATGTGCAGTAGTTCCTGCATATGTCTTTCCATCTTTGATATAACCAAAGTTATTAATTTCAATTCCTACAGAGTGACGATTCATAAAACCTGAACCTGTTTTACCAAGGTGCCATCCTTGACCTCCTTCTGGAAACGCTTGCACCATCACACCATCATATTCATCATCATTATTTTTAATATTTTGACCACCTAGTACAAATTCAGTTGCTACTCTTCCACGATTATCTCTACCCCAACTATCTATAGTTTTGTAAGGATTATTCCAACCTGCTGTATGATGTATAAAAATATAATCATTAGTAATTGGTCCTTCTAAGTATTCTCCTTTAGGTAAAAAATATTTATGAATTGTTTGATTGTATGAAGTTGTAAAGTATTGTTTTGCAACATCAGTATCTTCATCTATTGCTTCAAATTCAGGACCGTTTGTAAGTAAAAGCGTCCATGTTTCATTACCTACAATACCATCTGCACTTAAATTACGCCCAAGTTGAAATCTAATAACTGCTTTTTTAGTAGCCGGTCCAAAAATACCATCTTTTTTAAGACCAAGTAATTGTTGTAATTTACTTACGTCTTGACCTTTTGAACCTACTTTTAACATTTCCATAGTTATTGTTTTTTAAGAGTTCTTTTTTCTTTTTTACTTGCAGCACTCATTGCAGCTTCAAACTCAGATTTTGCTTCTGACATGTTTTCTTCTGATTCATTTTCTTCTCCTGCTGCATAAGCCTGAGCTAAAAACATTTGAGATTGTAATCTTTCAGCACGTGCTTTTTCTACATCTCTTAATAGTTCTTCATATTCTTTTTGAACCTTTAAGTGTTTGATGTTGTCTTTGTAAAAAGCAGTGATTTCTTCTCTACGCTTTTGTAGTTCTTCTTTGGAAAGTTCTGTTGGTTTTTCTTGTGTTGACATATTTGTTAATTTTTTTATGTTTAACAAATATATATAATTAAAAGTTTAAATGCAAAAAGTTTAACCGTTTATTTATAAAACCGTTTTAAATTTTTATATATTAACCGTTTCTATTACGATTCCATACATTCAAAAAAAGAATATTATTATTTTATCATTTTATGTAGTGTAGCGCATTTTTCATATTCTTCAAATCCAACATACCAATCTATCATAGCTTCTATAGTTTCTTTATTGAATCCTTTATCAACATCATGCATGACAACAGTATACTCTACATTATTTTCTATGTCTTCAGCAAGCAGCTCTTTAAAACTTAAATTTTCTGTTAGTATTCTAAAAGAGTTATCATATGCTTTTTCAAGCATTTCGTCAGAAACATCCATATCTTCAATGCCATCTAAGTTATCCCAAAAATCATCTTCACTCATAGTAATATTATTAGACCTTTATAAATATAATATACAAAATATTTAGCATATTGTTACTTTATACTATATATTGTCAAATACTTCTATTATCTGTCTATTTGTTCTCTAATATACTCTTTCTTCTTATCCTCTAAATAAGCTATCTCTCTTTGCAGATAATCTAATGCTTTACGTAAGTCTTGTAATTCATCTTTCTTTTTACCTGCTCTTGCTACGTACTTGATTATATTACCTCTGTTAAAGTTAAGAGCGTAATCTTTACACACGTCTATAATATCGTAGTCCTTACCTGTTTCATAATGTAATTGTGTACTTCTCATAGTTTTTCTAATCTTTGTGTTAAAAGTTTAATTTTATCTTCTAAATCTTTCTTTTCTAATTTTTTATTTTCTTCTTCCTTTATTAAATGTTTTGCAACTTCATCATTAACCCAACCCATTAACTGTTCATCATTAAAAGATAAAATTTGTTTTGGTATATATGAAAAATCACTAGTAGTATAGTCTTCATATGGTATTTGGTCATCATTAAAAATACAAATTTCATCTTTATCTATTCTAAAACTATAATGTTCTATAAAATAATCAAAACCTTGAATATAATAACAAGACATATTTCCTAACAAATCAGGATAAATATCTTTATCATTTAAAATATGTTCTTGTTCCGATATAAAATTTAATATCTCCCAAATTCTGTACAGGTCTAATGTTTTCATAATTAATTATGTTTTATAGTTTTTTTCTAGATACTCCCATAAGGATTCATGAGAGTAACAAATTGGATTATTTTCTTCATCATAGGCTCCAAACCTAGCTTCACCTTTCTCATGTATTAATTCAGATGTACCATCCTCTTTCATTTTAAACAAAGGTGTCGTAGACCAATCTTTCTGCCCAAAATCACTTTCATAACAATACCAACTGAACCATTCATAACCTTCCTCTCCATAAATCTCTTTTATAAGTTCAGTAATAATGTTATGATAGGGTTCAACAAAATCAATTAAATCAACACCATTCTTGTATAGTGTGCTGGTTGTTCTATCTTCTTTTTGTAAAAACAAAATCACTTTTAAAAATCTTTCGTATGTCATAATTAATTATTTTGTTTCAATTTTATTTAAAATAAAAGAGAGGCTTCGGGTCTTTCAAGGTTACTGACTAAGCCTGATTTTACCTATACCTACTGTTAACCTTTTTTCAGTATAGTCACCTTTATCAGTGGTGTGCTCGTTACAGCTTCACTACCTCTTTTTTATTTTTTCAAATATAGTAAATTTTTTATATCCCCCCAATTTTTAAATGTGATAACATACCCCCGGTCCTGCTAAAGTTTTGTGTTTGGCATTGTTAGGAGGTGCTAGCTAAACCATTCCCCAGTAAAGTTCTGGGATAGTCTACCCCCCTAGAAGTGGTAGACAACATTTAAACATTTAAGCATTATGTATTTTTACAAATTCACACAGACAAAGAAAGGTATCGTGACTAGCACTGAACCACTAACAGGAATGAAGACTACAACCAAGATGATTGGTGGAGTAGAAGTAGAAGTGAGAGAGCAGGCTGGTGCACAAGGTGAAGTTAAATTTGGTTTTACTGCTATAAAGCCGGAATTAGCATCACAAATGAACGTGGCTGTTGGAGATGAGTTGCCATTGGAGATAACTGAGAAAGCAGTTGTTGACGGGAATGGTGAGGCTATTCCAAACTTGTTCTGGGCGCATTAAGCCAAGATCAAGAACAGAGAGGTGGGAAACCATCTCTCTTGCTCACCATGTTGCATTCACTAGTTAGTGGACTAAACTTTTCCCTAGCTGTGCTCTGCAATTGCATTCACTAGTTAGCATACTGCAACATGTGGCTATTAAACTTTTCCCCAGCCACATCTTGCAATTATTATTAATTCATATAAAAAACAAAACAATTATGGCTTACTTTTTTAAATTCACTCAGTCTGGTAAAGGTATAGTAACCAGCTCTGAGCCGTTGAACCAAACAATGGAAACAAAAAATATTGGTGGTGTTGAAACTCAAGTACGCGTACAAACAGGTGCTGCGTCTGGAGAAATTACATTTGGCTTTACCGCTGTTAGTCCAGAGGTATCTAGTCAAATGCAAGTAGCAGTGGGAGATGAACTTCCACTAGAGATCACAGGGAAACCAGTGATTGACAACACTACAGGTGAGGCTGTGCCTAACTTATACTGGGCACACTAAGATAATTGGTGGGGATGTAACAATCCTCACCATTTTATTCTTTTTAATGCATAAACTATTTATTTCTGTGTGTTAAGTAGAGAAGGTGTGTCATCATACACCATATTCTTTACCTTCACACTCACTATAATTTTTATTATGCCGTATATATATTTATATAGCTATAAAACATACACATGCACTCAACTTGCACTCAATCTATAATCATAATTAGTATTGTCTCTCTCTATATGTTTCTTTATAAGAGAAGTATACTATTACCCGCAATATCAAAACAATTACAAACAATTATTAATAAACTAAAGCTGGAGAGCATTGTACTAAAACATTATGGACATAAAGATTATAAGACTTATTACTACACGTTATGATTATGATGTATTACCTGTAGTTAAAAAAAATATTATAGGTGTTGTCAATGTAGATGAAGATATCACTGACTTGGTAGATTTGTATCATGAAAAACATAGAATGACGTGGGATAGTCCTGATACACCTGAAGAATATAAAGGTATGTGTGAAGAGGAAATACGGACAGAGATAGTAAAAGTATCTACTGTACAAGAATTAATAACTGAATATAACTCCTAAGTATAACTAGAGAGATGAGTCAAGCAATACCACTTACTATTCTGAAATAGTGTAAGCCATAGGATAAGCACTCTAGTTATATATTTTAAAACTAATAACCATGTTTTACTCAGAAGAATCAGAAAAAATATCAGAAGTTAAAATATTAAAATCAGCAGCAGGATATTACATAGGTTACTTGTACTTTGATACAGATATGAAAGTATGGTTACCTTATGATAGAATATCTGGCTACTATGCAACCAAAGAGGATGCATCAAAAGACTTACCTTCATTTATAGAAGAAGCATAAACTATTTACTTAAAACTTAAAATCATGAAAAAAATAACTTATTACTTTTTCCTATTAGCATCACTATACTTGTCATTCCAATTATTCAGGGTTGCTTATATAGAATTTACTAAGGATAATATATTAACAACAATACTATTTGCTGTACTAGCATTAGCAACAACACAAATTCCTTCAATATTAAAACCACATAAACCTAATTCGTAATCAAATGAAACACATTAAATCTAAAACCAGTAAGAACTACAGCATGTTTAGTTTACTTCCAATGAATCGTGAAATAAATCCTAAGCATGTTGAGAAAATGTTAATGTCACTTAATACAGTAGGCTGTATTCGTGATGTAATTGTAGTTACAACCAAAGCCTTTGAAGGTGTAAAGAAGAACTACATCATAGATGGTCAACATCTATACACTGCCTTAGTTCGTGAAAACTTACCTATATCATACAGAACTCTTAATATTACAAGCGTTGATGATATTATAAAAACTATGGCAGGTCTTAATAACTCAAGTAAATCTTGGGGTCTTATTGATTATGTTAATGCTTATAAAGTAGTTAACAATGATTACATGAAGCTCTTAAAGTATATCAACATGTATAACTTAGAAGCATCAATGATTGCTATGATAGCAACAAGTAATCCTACACCAGGAAGAATCGGCAAACTTATTAAAGAAGGAGACTTTGTTATCACTAACTCTAAGACAGAGGCTATGTGTAAAGAATTCTCTGATATCTTTATTAAGATAGGCAAAGCAGACAGATGGGTGAAGTTTAACTTCTTATCAGTCTTCATGTCAGTTTATGGTAAATATAATCATAAAAAAGCTTTAGTTAGTTTAGATAAACATCTACCTACAATCAAAGCAATGTCTGATCAGCATTATGCATCTGAGTTTATAAGAAAGAAAATATTCAATGCATAAACTAATATAAAACAAAATGAAAAACACTAAAGTATTTCTTATATCAACTTTGGTACTAATAATCACATTTATCCTTATAACCACATTAGCGTGGTGGGTTTCAGAATCTATGACATGGAAAGCATGTATGACACATGGCTTTACCATAGTTACTATGATTTTTTTAGGATGGATACCAGCTGTAATAGTTGGCTGTGATTATGAAGACTATTTAAATAACAAATAACATGCGTATATACATTAATAACCCAGAATCGTTTGCCTATAATGGAGGCAAAGTCGTAATCAAACTAAACACCGTAAATTATAAGTGTTTAATCCGTGATCATTTAGGTGATTACAAGACCGTAAAAGAAAGTTCATTAAAAGAAATCACTTTAGATGAACTTAAAGAAGAACTAATGAGTAATGCTATACTACGTGAAGCAGCAGTAAGTGATGACCTAATAGAAGTTGGGGACTATCACAATGATGATAAAAACTATATGAGTTACATGTCATCATACTCATAGTAAAAAAATAGAGATGGGATTTTATTATTCCATCTCTTTTAATATCTTTACTAGTCTAAATAATAATATTATGGATACTAAAGAATGTACTTACACTTACTTTAAGGATGGATATGAAATGATTACTCCATCTTTAGATCATGCAATAGAAAGAACAGATCAAAAAAAAATAAAATGTAAATGCTCTGATGATAAGGAGTATAAAATTATAAAGTTAGAATGAAACAACTAAAACCCATATTAGATTTTATAGTAGCACTTATTTTAGGTGCTCTTTTTTTATTAGCTGCTACTGGAATAGTAACTGCAATATATTATTTATTTACAAACTTATAAAAACATTAAACCATGAAGAAAATAATCAGTTGTATAGTTTTACTAATAGCATTACAATCATGTGTTAGTACAACTTACTGCACAACTAAAGCAACTAACCGTAGCGGAGGCTACTACATAAATAGATAAACCATGAAGAAAATTAAATTTCACATTCAATTTGCAGAATTTGTAGGACTAGGTCTTGCATATCAACCAGGGACATTTGCAATCCTAATACCATTTGCAATGATAGAGATATCATGGAAAAGAAGATAAGACAACAGTTAGATCTAAAAGTAAAAGAAAGAGCTTTAAAAGATTACTTACATGTAAATATCTTGAAATCACAACAAGGTAAGTTGTTTAAAGGACATAGAGTAAACATAAGTTATGGTGAGGGTGAAGGTAGACAGTATATAACTTTTATGAATAGGTACTATAATTCTGTAGTACTTAACAAGTATGACTTTACAACAGGTATGTCAAGGATAATTGTATCCGTAAATACACCTATGACAAAGTATCTTGAAAGATTTATCAATAATATTACTAATAACGGTAAACTGGAGGTTAGTTCAGTTGAGATAGATGATATTCATAAGAATTATAACAGAATTGATATGTATGGAGGATTCATAGAGTTGCAGTATTGTGTATTTATAAATCGTTTTACCGCATTCAATCATCAAAACAATATAGAACTATGCAAAGAGGCAGAAAAACGTCTTAAAACGTTTAAATCAATAATCCGTGAAAATGGAGATGATCTTGACTTTTGCAAAAGGGTCACATATGTAGACCATTACTTTGCCAAAGTTTATATAAGTGAATCACTATATACATAAAAAAAAGGAAACTATAGTTACCCCTAACAGTACCAGTATACTAATAGAGTATATTACTATAAGGGAAAAAGAAACTATAGTTACCTTTTTACATAACCTTTTAATACAGTAACAGTATGGATGATAAAACCAGATATAAAATATTCAAGAAAGGATTAGAGAATAAATCAAAAAATAAAGATCTTGTACTGTCTATAATGTTTAAGAACATTACTTCTAATACATCAGATTACTTACTTGATTTACTATATAGTGATGAAGAAGCAACCGTATTTAGGAAAGGAGACTATATTAAAACACCAATTGAAGCATATCATGCCAGAACATATTTTAACTATGATACATTGCTTGAAATGGGTTTAATATGTGTAGAGACATATTCTGTTTATGGTTATATAGTTGATGACGGTAGTTGGGGTAATGATTTTGACCCTCATTATGGCCAAATGAAAGTAGATTTATTATATCATGATGATGATGGTAATATATTTAAACATCAAACTACTCTAAATACTACAAGTTTAACTAGAGTAAATAAAAAAGATATAAAACATTTTAAATTTACTAAAAATGGCACTAATAAACCATCACCTATTAAGAAAGGAAATTAAGAATTGGGGTACACTAAAAAGAATGTACTCAAGACAAGTACATAGCTTTGGAAGTTATATGAATAAAAAATATCATTTTAATAATGATAAACTAGTTGAAACTATTAGTAGTATATCAGCTATTAAAATAATTCTTGAAAGACATGTCAAATATTAAAAGATTTGGTATAGTTAATCAAGAAGTTTTAAAAGATCCTGAATTAAGTCTTCAAGCTAAAGGTTTATATAGTTTTCTATGTACATATGCAGATAAAAATAGAGAGTGTTTTCCATCAAGGAACACTATAGCAGATCACTGCAATATATCTGTAACATATGTTGGAATACTAATTAAACAGTTAAAAAAAGCTGGATATTTAAAAAGGGATGGTAGAATAATAACATTAAAATAATATACTTAGCTATATACTGCTAATTATATTTAGAATTGAGACCTTAAGATGGCTATTATATTTTCACAATATAATTAATATATCTAAATTTACAACAATAGTTGTAAATAAAATGATATATCAATTACCAAACGGACGTATAATAGAAATTTCTGTAGAGCAGTATTTAGAATTAACTGACACAGATATTAAAGATCTTAATGGGCTTAGCTCGTCATACAGTCTTGAATGTAATAATCCATTTTATAATTTATTTGCAGGATCAAAAGTACAACAAAAAATAGGAGAAGAATTGGAATCAGATGATGAATTTGAACCAGATCTCTTTGATGTTATAACAACTGATCCAAATGATAGATTATCAGATGATTATTTTCATTCAGATGACATATAAGTTAAACAATTAAATTTTTAAAAAATGCAAAACAAAGTTCAAATTAACCCAGATGAAATGGGTAACGTAATCCGTGTGTCTAAA